TTGATATATCTTCTTCTGAAAGTAATCAAGTACCAAAAGCGACTGCTGTCGGGTGGGCACAAAGAATATGTGGGTTAACTGCTATACATCCCGATGTAGCGAGGGCGTCCGGCATACCCAGCATCCGCGAACACTATGAGGGTGGGTTGCGTCGCAATAAATCCAAAATGCGAAGGTCTAGAAAAAGTAATAAATCCAAAAAGAGAAGGTCTGGAAAAACGAATCGTCGTCGTTAAATTTTTATTTGTATAAAACAACCATATACCTTGATGGGTTATTGTATAGTTGTTTAGCGGTATTTTGCCAAGTTTTAAATGTTTCTTGATGTATATCAGATGAGAATATTAAGCATTGATGTTGGTATTAAAAATTTAGCATTCTGCCTATTAGAAAATGAGAAAATCGCAAAATGGGATGTCATAAATCTTGCCGCTCAAGACGCAAGTGATGGTTGTGGATGTTGTGTGGTCGATAAAAATGTGAAATGTAGCAATTTGGCGAAATTTATGAAAAACGGGAGCCATTATTGTTTAAAGCATGCAAAAAAACAGCCGTTTCAAATCCCGACGCCCGAACTAAAAAAGGCATTCATCAATAAACAAAAGCTCCAAAAACTTTATGAAATGGCTGACAAATATGGCATTCAATATACAAACACAATGAAAAAGAATGACATTATACATGAACTAAACGAATACACCACAAACATGTGTTTTGACATGATTCATAGTGTCGGTGCTGCTGAAATAGATTTAGTCACTATCGGCAAGAATATTAAAAAACATTTTGACCAGATCTTTAGCGGGGGAGAAGTCTTTGATTATGTTATCATTGAAAATCAAATTAGCCCGATTGCAAATCGCATGAAAACGATTCAAGGAATGATTGCGCAGTATTTTATTATGACGGGATCGTGTCAGAAGATTGAATTTGTTTCGTCTGTGAACAAATTAAAAGATATTTCTCCCGCTGACAAAAGCGTGAAATTAACATACGGCGATCGGAAAAAGTTGGGAATATCCACATGTTTAGAAATCATAAAAGATACGAATTCTTATTCCGAATGGTGTGCCTATTTTACGAGCCACAAGAAAAAGGACGATTTAGCTGACTCATTTTTGCAAGGCAGATGGTTCAAAAATCAATTAGTGTAAAGAGTAAAAATGTACGGACAATTGTGCAATAATATATATATCTTCGCGTAAGACTTAAAATTATATGTTCTAATTAATTTAGTAATAGAATGGACGGACCAGAGATGATTGATATTTCCAGTTTCGATTTAAATGAATCCGGTAGTAGCCGTAGATCAGGCTTGAAATCTAGTAATTTTGGAGGAGGTATTGAATTGTTAATGAATGACAAAATTAAGGAAGGCTCTGGCAGTAAACTATCTAGCGATATTGATATTGATGATTTGACCAATCTAGAAAACGAATTAAACGATTTGGCGGAAGATGCTGACACGATTAATTTAGGAGGTTCAAATACATACCAAGCCAAGTCGGATTTATTTGGTGGCGGGGGAGACAAGCACTCGGTTAAATTTAATATGCCATCGGGTTCGGGTGCTGCATCCATCGGACAGGCGACTGCAAATACGGACGGAGGGAACGCAAAGACGTGGGACGGATATGGAAAGTTTAATGACATTCCAGTGAATCCGGACATGACAAATGCACCCTCTCAACCACAAATGTCCAAGGAAGAGTTGTTGAGAGAGAAATTCAAGTTTTTGAGAAAGTTGGAGGCATTGGAAAAGAAGGGTGTTGAGCTTTCCAAAAAATACAATATGGACTCGCCTCTACTTGAGATGCAGGGCGAATATGAGACGATTATGGAAGAAAAGGCAAAGCAAAACTCGGTCAAGTTCCAAGGCAACATGTTGATGGCTTGTATCAATGGCATTGAATTTTTGAATAACCGATTTGATCCCTTTGATATTAAATTGGACGGATGGGGCGAACAAATCAACGAAAACGTCTCGGATTATGATGACGTATTCGGCGAGTTGTACGAGAAATACAAGTCCAAGGCATCCATGGCTCCTGAATTGAAGCTTTTGTTCCAATTGGGTGGAAGCGCGATGATGGTTCACATGACCAATACCATGTTCAAGTCCGCCATGCCAGGTATGGATGACATCATGCGTCAAAACCCCGACTTGATGCGTCAGTTCCAAAGCGCCGCGGTGAATTCCATGGGCCAGAGCAATCCTGGGTTCTCGGGATTCATGAGCGGATTAATGAATCCTGAGCCTGAACCGCAGATGGGACGCGGTCCTCCTCCGCCCATGGCGACACAAGGACCCAATTCCATGCCTCAAACTCGTGAGCGTCCAGGTAATAATGCCAGTAGCTATGCGCGAAACAATTTTGCAAACGACGGAATCAATATTCGCGAGAATATCGTTGAGGCAGAGAGAAGTTCAAGACGCCAACAACAGCAACAATCCGCAGGTGGTCGTCCTGAAATGAAGGGGCCGAGCGATATTAGCGACATTTTGTCTGGACTCAAAACCAAGACGATTAATATTCAGGAGGCGCCTGCTACTGCACCCGCATCCGTTTCCGGCTCCGCTTCTAACCAAAATGAAAGCAGCACCATTAGTATTTCTGACATGAAGGAGCTTCAGGGAGATGGTGCAATGCCAAAGAAGAGTCGTCGTCGTCCTACGTCAAATAAAAATACGATTAGTTTAGACATTTAAGAAAAAAATGAAGTTTTTGATATATTTTATGACAATATATATCAAAATGTTTGGTGCAAATAATAACAATAACAACGTCAACACCAATAATAACAACAACAAAAAAATGGGAGTCATGGCCTCTGTATACCCAACAACAAAACCTAGTTATACGTTGTCTTACGAGAATAGGTTTATCCAAAACCCTATTGGAAATCCTGGACTAACTGGAGGGTGGATGAATATAAAACCTGAGACGTCAAAGCATACCAAGTCGGCGTAATAAGCTTGCGGGATGTGGGGTGTGGGGTACGTGTGTGGGATGTGGGCCTCGGCGGAGGCTATTTACTACCAGATTGCGTAAAGTTGGCGGTGGACGGCTTAATAATATATTGAGCCATGCTTGAATTATTGCAACAAATCTGTAATATGTCCGACATGTAATTACAATAACGCGAATTCTCATTTGATTGAGTCATGCATTTTATATATGCAATCTCTCGATACTTACAATCCATAAATGCTACATTTGCACATTCATATTTTATTGTGTTTTTTAAATAAGTCTCATACATGGAGACTGAATCGGACATAATAATAATATATATATATTTTTTTATATATATTATAAACGTATAGCGTAATTGGTATATAATTTAACGACGAGTTTTTCTTCGTCTGTTGATTTTTCGTTTCATGGTTCGTCTCTTACGAGCAGTTTTTCGTGGTCGTCTTGCACCAGTTCGTCGACCTCCCTTCATTTTGCGCGTTTTTCTGTATCGGCGTCTTCTACCACCCGCTTTTTCTTCGCCGCCTGCACCTGCTGCTGCCGCTGCTGCCCTAAGACCTGGTGCCTCACCACGCATTCTGTCAATTGCTCCCTCGCCCATTGGTTCCCATCTATTATCAGCAATAGCCTTTACCTGTACACTGATTGGTGGTTCCACATCGGACACCCTAATGTTAAGCTCATTTGTAGCCATCAATTTGTTTACGTTCAAAGGATTCTCGCCGTTATTAATTCGCGCAATAACATCAATGCAGCGTGCCAATATAAAATTCAATGCAGCAATCTGTGGGCGCACATCTCTTTCTATTTGTTCATCTACTATATACTTCCATAATTTTGCAACATCCGCGCGAATATTGGTAAATTTACCTGCATTTGCGTATTTAGATATTGCATACTGAAGATATCCGTTATACTTTGCTACGATACGTTTAATATCAGCATTTAAATTCATTTTATAAGCATTTGTTGCTAATGCTTTGAGTGCTTGTAAAGAGCCCACCGCTTCAACACCGCTTAAAAACGAATGGTCGACCATATCAGGCTGAACTACACCATTAGCATCGGCTTGACTTAATATATTATTTAGAAACCATACACGATATTCTTCATTATCGGCTAGACTCTTATAGTCGTTTTGTTGGTCCGTCCATTCAGTATTTTCAAGCGTTCTTGCAGCCCTAGAAATTAGTCTACCAGCATCGCCAAGACCAGCAGCGTCCTCTATATCACTACTATCAAAATTAACCATGGGAGACTTACCATATATAAGGTCATAGTAGACGGATAACATATCTTTGATAGCATTTATGACATCATTAGTATTAGATAAATCTGCAACTAAATCAGGGTCCGATTTGATATCTTCATAACTAATGCTAGAGTTTTCTGTTATTTCTCTTGCTTTTTTTAATAGTATTAGATATAATACCTGTTGCATACGTGCGAATATTGCCTTAGGAGACGACTCACCTGTTAATACTTCACGTATCTCTTCAACTAGAGGCGAATATTCAATTTGCACGCCGATAGTAGTTATAAGACTACCAGTCAATATGGCGAATTCACGTGCACCTACAACAAAGTCCTTGGCGCGAGGCGCAATAGTTTGCACAATTTGATGAACCGCTGCACTATATTCGTTAAACACTTGTGTTGCCGCATCCGATGTTAAATCAGCAGAATTTAATAATTCCTCACTACGTCTTTGAGTATCTGTTATTGTGCCGACAAGATACTCGTATATTGCATTATTAATAGGAACACTGAGAATAGCACGTGCAAACCCAGATTGTCGTAATGCCATTATATTATTTATATATATAACGGATATAAATTATTAATTTACGTTTGAATTAATAATTTTGACTTGCGCTAAATAAACTATTTTATTTCTTTACGCGCCTAGAATTAGATTTATGCTTCGCACGCTTGTGTTTGCGAGTTTTTGGTCCGCGACATTTTTTATTGGCACATCGTCTAGTAGAACCACTCTTTTTGCCACCATATCGTCGTCTAGTGGGTTCGCTACGAATGGGTCTGGCTTCTGCAAGAGGCACTTCTGACGCAACCGGCAAAGGCGCCTTTGATATATTTTGCTCCTTAGGAACATAATCCGTACCACGAGAATCAGCCCATGCTTCTTGTATGTTATCCCATACTCTTGAGCATTGCATTCGCGCCTTTTGCGCGGTGGAAATTGACTTGCCAGGATACAAATCTAAATCCATAACAACGTAATACGAATTTTTTGATTCAATCTTATTGGGCTTCTTCAAGTAATATGCCAAGGCCTTTTTAATACTCTCCTCATCATTCGCGCTACTTAATCCTGAACCTTTCGGCAGATTCAATTTCTTATCACGCGCAAGCTTTTCAATATAATCCTTGATTAAATCAATGCGAAGTTCGTTTGTTTTGCACGCATCTAGAGGGGTTCTGCCATCTATCGCTTTTATAGTAAGATCTCCGCCAAACTCCACCAACATTCGCGCAATATATCCATCTCCATTACGGCATGCAAAGTGTAAAGGTGTCGCCTCGTATTTATCGCCTATATTTGGATTGGCTCCCTTGTCCAACAAGAACTTAACCATCTCTTTATTTCCGGCCTTCACTGCAATATGAAGTGGAGTTTCGCCTTGTTCCGCTGATTCTGGATTTGTTCGCGAATTCACAAGAATGCTTACCTGATTTGCAGGCAATCTGTCTAGGATGTTTTCAATCTCAGGCAGGGAATCGTTTTCGACCGCATCAAATAAGAACTGCGTTAAACTATATTGTTCTTGTAAATTTTCCTTGAGTGTTTTATTTTCAACCAAATCAAATGGCGTCTGGCCGTTGTTATTTTTCAAGGTAGGATTGGCTCCGCATTGCAGCAATAATAAGGCAATATCTTTGTTCCCAAGTTGGCATGCTATATGCAGAGGCGTGTCGCCAGTTGTTAAATCTACTAGATTTACGCTACGAAAGGTTTGCAATAGTTCTTGTAGGTCTTGTGTCCGATTGTTTTTGACAAATTCAAACATCTTTTTCACGTTTGCCAAATGGAGTTCCAACTTGGCTTTCAGTGCCGGGTCGTTGCACACTTCTATTGGGGTTTTGCCAAGGACATTTTTTATAGTAAGGTCCGCGCCGTTTAACACTAACACTGACGCAATTGTGGCATATCCATTTTGGCATGCAATATGAAGCGCAGTATCGCCAACAACATTTTGTTTATTAATGGTTCCCTGCGCTCCCATTTCTAACAACGTCTTGACTACACCAAGACTTTTATTCTGGCATGCAATCATTAACATGGTATTGCCGTTGGCACCCGTTTTATTGATAAGCGATGTGTCGTCGTTGAGCAGAGATTTGATTTGAGTTGTGTCATTTGTTTCTATAGCGCGCATCAAATCATCCTCTGGACCGCCACCCATTTGAAATAGATATGGTCCATAAGACCGGTCAGTATCAGGTAATTGTTTCTTATTGTAAAATTGAGGCAACTTTTCAGATAGATTCTTATCGTAAATGTTATAAAGAGCGTCAAGCGATTTGGGTCTTTTTTTTGCTTTAGATTTAGTATTTAATTTAATAATCTCTGGATAAGGACTCTCGTCATTTATTACAAAATCTCCTATGGGAGCATCTCCTATAGGGTTATTAAATTTACATGAAGCTAAAAATATCATATAGTATAAATAAGATGGTAAGCGCGTTAAATCAAATACATACTCGGGAGGCTTCTGCCTACTACTATCTTCCACACCAGTATCTGCTCTACCATGTTTTTTACATATTGCCTGATACGTTGGTTGTTGTTTTTTATCAGAATTGTCATATAATATAAATGCACATTTTTCAAAATTTCTCAACAAATCCAGTTGATTTTGAGCCTCATAGTTTTCAAGTGATGGAATATTCGCAATAGTAAATCCATCTACATTTTGTATGCGCGGGTTGCCATCATTGCCTATCCCTTCCTTCATTTCATACTCATCTGTTAAAACATTGTAAGTCTTGTTGTCAAGTTCTTTTACGATTACGCCTTTATTTATTACCTTTTTAAATTCATTCATTTCGGCAATTCTAACTCTTTCATCTGTGGTTGTTTCTACTTGCACTCTTTGATTCAGTGTAAATGATGGAGGAACTTCGGGCGCAGGGTTGGATTGCATTAATATAAATTTTGTCTTACATATTACCTCACACCGAAGTATGTTTAGTTCGTCTGAATCGTCGCCAAAGTCAATAAATACAGCATATATTTGTTCTAGCATGTCGTTTATAATGGCTTCTTTTATACCCGTCATAGAATTGATAATTTCAATAATTGCTTTTTGCAATGTCATCTCATTTTTGGGTCGTTCTTCAAAAACACCCCACAATTTTATCTGATCTGTTGCGTCTGAACTTACGGAATCATCATATAAGTATTTTCTAACACTAGTTGGAGTCCAAAATCCCCCCAATTTAGCGGATTCTATAAGCGCGTTTGAAAATTGACGACGAATTCGCGAATTAATATCGGTTGGTAGAGGGGGTGGTTTGGGTACGGCATTAATAATGTCAATATTAATGAATTTTTTGATATCTGGTGGTAAAGCGTTAAAAAAGGATTGGAATTTTTCTTGAGCCTTTTGCACGGCCGCCTTTTTGTCAGCTCGTGTTTGTTTTGCCTTTGCATATCCAGCTAATCTTCTTTGCTCTTTATCTACAAGTGCTTTGCGCGCTAATGTTAAATTAGCTAGTCGTTGTTCTTTGATCGCACGTTGTTTCTCATTATCGTCATCTTTTATTAATGTAATCAATGCTTCATCTTTGTTTATTTTTGCTTCTTCTTGAGCTTCTTCTTGCTCTAATTCTTCATTCTCTTGGTCTATTTTTACATCTTGTTGCGTTGCTGTTTCTAGTTCTTTATTTGCAGCTTCCACGTTTTGTAGTAGTCGCGTAGCCTCAGCTTCCGCCTCTGCAATTTTAGCCTTTTCATCCGCATCTACCAATGCTTTTGCGTCTGCCTCGGCTTTTACCCTTGCGTCCGCCACTGCATTTGCCTTCTCTACCTCAGCTACCCTCGCATTAGCCGCAACCGAGCTGGGCTCCACATTAACATAGTTTGGCGTTTCATCAAGTAATGGCTGGTAAGCTTTATTAGCCATTTGTCTTTCTAACAATTTTGCAAGCTCCCAAGGCGACACCTTTTTCATAATCTGATCCGCAGTTAATCTAGGCTTTGTATTTTGAGCGACATTTGAGAGAACACTTTTAATAGCCTTGTTAATTTTTGAACTCATCTCCAATGCGTCGCCTCTTTGTAATGCAACAGGAATCTCGCTACGCTCCTTTTTAGCCTGTTCTTCAAATATGGCGATATTAGATGTCTTTGGAATGATTACTCCATATGATGTATATGTGGGAGCCTGCAATTGAAATCGGGTGCTAGTATCAATGTAAATATTGGGGCGCGTATCAATCTGCCAATCGCCAATTATCCAGTCATGTGCATAAATGGTATAAGGTGCGCCTTCAATATAGATGACATTATCTGATTTGAATAAAGTATCTAATGTTATTTGGATATTATTATCGGTAATACCCTCTTCCTTTGCGGTTGCCAAATCTGGTATTTGCTGCGGGGATTCATTCATAGTGCGTAGCAACAAGTTATTGAATTCGTATCGGTTAAAAAATTGAGTGTATATTTCTTTACGTTCAGCCGGAGTCTCTCCGCCTCCATACTGATCTTGCTGGTTATAAGTATTGTTGTATGGTTGATATTCATTTGGCATTTGGTATCTATTTTGAGCATTGTATGGATTATTGTTGTATCGTTGGTATCCATTCGGCAATTGGTATCTATTTTGAGCAAGGCTTGGTGATTGCGCTACAGGCGGAGGTAGCGGTTGAGGGTTATTAACTATCGATTGTTTTAATTTAATTCTCGGATCAAACCAGACCTGTGAACTAGTAGTATTCGGAATTGTCATTTGCGGTTTATACAACAAATTACGCTTTCCAGGTATTCTAGTATTCAACAATATAGTTAATGTATTCGTTAGATTTGATTGGTCGCTTTGGTCGCTTGGCTGGCTTTCACTCTTTTCAATTAGTTTGCCATTTAGATTCAACAACATGATTGCAATATCATACAAGTCCTTAACGGATGATTCTACCTTGGTTTTGTCTGGATTTGCACCACCCTTCTGTTTTTTGGAACGCCTACCTCCGAGTTTCTCTCCACCATCCTCCATGTATATTGGGACGTAATTCACTTCACTAGTTTCTACTGAAAAATTCCTATCTACAGCACCATCATCTTTACACATATCTATCAAATCAGTCTTGGGCGTTGGTTGGTCGGGTGGGAAAAGAATCTCAATTTTTTGAAATATATCACCGGCTTCGTTCGTGTATCTCTCATCATGTCCAGTTGTTTCTTCATATTTCTGATATAATGCTCCAACATCAGAATACTGGTCAAGTCTGGCAGGTATATATTTTCCAGAGAACGAGAACACTCCAATAATACCATATATTTCATTATACTCTGCTTGTCCAATCCAATCATTTAGTTCATTAGCTAATGCATCGAGATCCTTATCGCCATTCAGCGCGAGTGTTAATTTAGCACTTTCTGCTTGAGAACCCGGATTTGGTTTGTAGAGAGTATCTATTACTTCTATATCGCCATTGTTTTTACGAATCTCAATAAAATGGCCATTTTTTGGGTCTTTGTCTGCCTTTAGTGTATGCAAAATCATACCTATCAAATTGTTGCCTGATTGAAACTGGTCAATAATCAATTTGCAATATTCTTCAGTTGTATATTTTTTATCACCAACATTATTTATTTCAAATGTAGGATATCCCACTATATTCAGCGCATTTCTAATAATAACTGGCGAATAGTTGCCCGAATTCTCACAACCATCTGCATCCACTCTAAAAATTATAGTTCCGACATCATTAACTAGTATAAAACGCCTGTTTATCCGGCATATTTTATATAAATCAATTTCATTTGTTCTATTATAGTCTTCCAATAAACTCTTTAGCTCCTCATTATATTGTTTGAAGGATGTAATTGGCGACGCTTCGTCAAGTGCAAGGTGCTCGTTGTATATGTCATTTGTTATCGCCTTATTTCGTATATTTTTAGGCGGACATGCTGTTTTTGTCCAAGCTTTATGAAACAGGTTATGAAGCGCATGATGACCACATAATGCACCAGATTGTTCTTCTGTCTGCCAAGCATTGTCTGGCTCTATCGGGTGTTCAACGGCTGGTCGCGCAGCCTTATAATATTCCTCCCATTTTTGCTTATTGTTGCACATATCCTCCAAGCCATTAGATGTTGCTACTGGTTGAGGTTGTTCGTCAACGGCATCTGTTTCATCATCTGCATCCTTCTCCTCTTCAACACCATTGTCGGCTACATCATCTTTGTCATCAGGCGCCCAATTAATATCTGGCATTTTTTTAATATCATTCAAGGTAGAGATTACGAGAGAATTAACCACATCAACGTTCTTTCCAATTCCTTCAGGCGCTTGTCTTAATGTATCTATTATGACTACCGCGGTTGCAAAATTTAAAGCGGTATCCACCTTTTTTGAACTGGCCACGATCTGTTCATATA